GAGAGTGGGTCGTTCATAATCTGGACAATGACCCTCATAGGGTATATCGTAGGATTTATGACAGTCTATCTGGTAATGTACCAGATAGCGCTATTCCTCACTGTGTTCTCATACTTGGGAATTATTCTTATAAGTCTGCCTTTGTTGCTGACCAAGAAATTAATCTCTTGGCTTGTCTCACAGAGATGATGATAGAAGTTCCTTTCCAATGAGTTATGAACTAAAGGAATACTTAAAAACTATCAACAAGACAAAAGAAAACCTTATGGAAGGTGAGGATGAACTGTGGGAAAAGAAGTACCCTGCTTTTATCATCAACAAATGTATTGCTCCTACAGGTATGAAAGAATGTCTTCTTGTTAATGAGTTGAATGAACTTCACCACCTTGACAACAAACTACAATATGACTTTTTACTAAATAGTTTAAGGAGTATGAATAGATATGCTCCTTGGATGAAGGCGAAGAAGTCTAAGAACTTAGAGTATGTAAAAGAATATTTCGGTTACAGCAATCAAAAAGCAAAGGCCGCTCTAGATGTATTAGATGATGAACAAATCGCCCTTATAAAAAGTAAATTGAATAAAGGTGGAAGAAAATGAATGAAACATCGTGGAGTCCAGAAGAGATGCTGGAAGTACGTCTGAATGAACCAGACGATTTCCTCAAGGTTAGAGAAACCTTGTCTCGTATTGGAGTTGCTTCTCGCAAAGATAAAACACTCTTTCAGTCTTGCCATATTTTGCACAAGCAAGGCAAATATTACATTGTACATTTCAAAGAATTATTTGCATTAGACGGCAAAGATACAAACTTGTCTGAAAATGATATTGCAAGAAGGAATACTATCACTAATCTTTTAACAGATTGGGGATTGGTAGATGTTGTGGGAACAACAAAGATTGAGGCCGCACCCTTGTCTCAAATAAAAGTAATTAGTTTTAAAGAAAAGGGTGATTGGAAACTAGAAACAAAATATAATATCGGAAAAAAGAAAGAAAGTGAGTAATTATGAAACCAGGCGATTACATTATGGAGGCTGCAAGAAAGCAAGCCGAAGGAGCAATTGCGGTACATATTGCAAACATTAAAGTGTACCAAACAATGCCCGCTGGTATTGGCGAGCATTCTGACGTAACAGAAGCAGTTATAGAAGAGTTGAATAAACTTGCAGCTGCAGATGACAGACTTGAAATGATTAACAAATACTTTAAAGAAGTACAAAAGAATCTTTTCTCTTGACAATCACACAATAAGGTGATATAACTATATTATGAGATTTTATACAAATGTTGTCCAATGGGGCAATCAAATCCTTGTAAGAGAATACAAGAATGGTGAGAGACTTAACCACAAAGTTAAGTACTCACCAACTTTGTACGTTCCTGTTCAGAAAGACACTGGATGGAAAACTCTTGATGGTAAAAACGTCATGCCATATAAACATGACACTATCAAAGGTGCAAAAGAATTTATCAAACAATATGAAAATCAATCCCATCTAGTTTTTGGATTGGATAGATTTGCATACACATATCTTTCTGACACATATCAAAATACAGTTGATTGGGATATAGACAAGATACTTGTGGTTACAATCGACATTGAAACACAATGCGAAAACGGTTTTCCAGACCCAGAGAAAGCAGAAGAAGAAATGCTTTCTATCACTATCAAAAATCAAACAACTAAGAAGATTGTCGTTTGGGGTATTGGTGATTACCATACTGACAGAGAAGATGTAACATACATCAACTGCTCAAACGAAAATGAACTCCTTGCACAATTCATGAACTTCTGGGTTAAACATTATCCAGATGTTATTACTGGTTGGAATACAGAATTCTTTGATATGCCATTCCTTGTCAATCGTGTGACCAAAGTTCTTGGTGAAGACCGAGCAAAAGAGTTTTCTCCTTGGGGTGTTGTCACTGCTAAATCTGTCTATAGTCACGGTAGACCACAACAGACCTATGACATTCAAGGTGTTGCAAATCTTGACTATCTACAGGTCTACAAAAAGTTTACATATTCTGCACAAGAATCATATCGTCTAGACCATATTGCTTTTGTTGAGTTGGGTGAAAAGAAGAACGAAAATCCATATGACACTTTCAAAGATTGGTATACTAAAGATTATCAATCATTTATTGATTATAATATTCTTGACGTTGAACTTGTTGATAGACTAGATGACAAGATGAAACTACTTGAGTTATTGTTTACTATGTCCTATGAAGCAAAGGTCAACTATGAAGATGTATTTGGTCAAGTGAAGTATTGGGATGTTTTGATACATAATTATCTCAAGAGTAAAAAGATTGTTATTCCTCAAAAGTCACATACTGCGAAGAGTGACAAATATGAAGGTGCATATGTTAAAGAACCACAAGTTGGTCAGCACAAGTGGGTTATGTCATTTGACTTAAACTCATTGTATCCACACTTAATTATGCAATACAATATGTCACCAGAGACACTTGTTACTGGTAATTATATGAAGTTGAATGTTGATACAATGTTAAGTAAAACTCCAATTGATATTCCAGATAGATGTACTATTACACCAAATGGTGCGTTGTATCGAACTGATAAGAAGGGTTTCTTGCCAGAGATGATGCAAGACATCTATAATGACCGTACCATTTACAAGAAAAAGATGTTACAGGCAAAACAAGATTATGAAGATACAAAAGACCCCAAGTATCAAAAGTACATAAGTCGTTATCAAAACATCCAGATGGCAAGAAAGATTTCATTAAACTCTGCTTATGGTGCTATTGGTAATCAGTGGTTCAGATATTATGACCTTGCGATTGCAGAAGGTATTACTAAGGCTGGTCAGTTGTCTATTCGTTGGATTGAAAAGAAGATAAATGATTACCTAAACAACTTGCTAAATACTAATGAAGATTATGTTATTGCATCTGATACAGATTCTATCTATGTTACATTCGATGCACTTGTTCAAAAACTAAAACCAAATGACGTTGTTGGTTTCCTTGACACGATTGCAAAGGAAAAGATTGAACCGTTTATTGATAAGTCGTATAAAGAACTTGCAGACTATGTTCAAGCCTATGACCAAAAGATGCAGATGAAACGAGAAGTGATTGCAGACAAAGGTATTTGGACTGCAAAGAAAAGATACATTCTTAATGCATGGGATGTTGAAGGTGTTCGTTACCAAGAACCAAAACTCAAGATTATGGGTATTGAGGCAGTCAAGTCTAGTACGCCTGCGCCGTGTCGTGAGAAGATTAAACAAGCACTAAAGATTATTATGTCTGGTACAGAGAAAGAATTGAATACATTTATTCAACAGTTTCGTAAAGAGTTTATTAATATGCCTGTAGAAGAGATTGCATTTCCTCGTTCTGTAAATGGTATCAAGAAGTTTGGTTCTTCTCACTCTATTAGTCAAAAGGGAACACCAATGCATACCAAGGGAGCATTGTTATATAATCACCTTATAAAACTAAACAAACTTGGTAATCGCTATCCTTTGATACAAGAAGGAGACAAGATAAAATTCATTCAGTTACGTCAACCAAATCCATTTGGTCAAAACGTAATATCGTTTATTACTAATGTTCCAAAAGAACTTGACATTCATCGCTATATCGACTATGATTTACAGTATGAGAAAAGTTTTATTGAACCGTTGATTTTTATTACTGATAAGATTGGTATTCATATTGACCGTTCATATGGAACACAAACTACACTTGAGGATTTCTTTGGATGATATTAGAACGAAATGACGCAATCCATGCTGCAACAAAGTTGATGACTTACTTCAGAGACTTCAAACGCATTGATGATTACTTTCGTGCTAGAAAGATTGAACGTGTAAAAGATATTCCTACACCACTTCCTGGCTTTGGTCTGGAAGATGATATGTTTCAGAAATATGATATGCACCCAGAAGATATGAACTTCAAGGTCGTGCAGATGCAAGGTAAGACTTTTGATGCAATGTTAGAAAAGGTTGCATCATTTAGTCCAGATGAAAATCCAGGCAAGACATTAAAACTAGTTGTTATGGAAACAACCACTGATACGGTCGTTGGATTTATTCGTTTTGGTTCACCATTAATTAACTCAAAACCTCGTAATGATTATTTGGGTGGTGTGCCTGACTTAGACATATTCAACAAACGTGCAATCATGGGTTTCAATATTGTACCTGTACAACCATTTGGATATAACTATCTTGGTGGTAAACTGATGGCTGCAATATGTTGTTCTCATGCAAGTCGTAGAATGCTTGATGACAAATATGATACAGAGTTTTGTTTATTTGAAACAACATCTTTATATGGTAATATAAAAGGTGCATCTATGTATGATGGTATGCGTCCATTCTTACGTTACAAGGGTGATACTCAATCTAAGTTTCTATTGACACTTGGAGAAGAATTATATTTTGAGATGCGTGATTGGTTTACAGAAAGAAATGACGGTGAAGACTTGATTCATAAAACTGCATCATCTCGTAAACTGAAGATGCAGACTAAGATGGTGGGTATCATCAAAGCAAGTCTTAAAGAACATGACACAAAAGCATATGAGTTGTTCTCAAAAGAAATTGCAAGAGCAGGAGATGTTACAACTCAAAAGAGATTCTATATGGGTGAGTATGGATATGCAAATTCAAAAGATGTACTTCTTGGTAAAACCGATAAACTAATTAAAGCAGAAAACTACGATAGATTTGAAATGGAAAATGTAATTGCGTGGTGGAAAAAGAATGCCACAAAACGATATAACAAAATGATTGCAGAAGAAAAGGTTCGTACAGAACTAGAAGTCTGGAATCAAAACACAATGAACAAGATTGATATAATACGATGATTGGATTTACTTGCGGTGCATTTGACCTATTACACGCTGGTCATATAGTTATGTTAGAAGAGGCAAAGTCTAACTGTGACTATCTTATAGTTGGGTTACAGACAGACCCAAGTATAGATAGAGAAGAAAAGAACAAACCTGTTCAAACAGTCTATGAGAGATATGTACAACTCAATGCTGTAAAGTATGTTGATGAGATAATTCCATATGATACAGAACAAAGTTTATTAGACTTGTTACACTCGCAGAATATTGATATCAGATTTGTCGGAGAAGAATATAGAGAAACTAAACTTACTGGTCGTGATTTAATTGAACTTCATTACACTAGTAGACGCCATTCTTTTTCTTCAACTAATTTAAGAAAAGTAATAAAAAGAACTTGACAATACTCAATTTACAGTATATACTGTAAAGACAATGAAGTTCCAATGGTTGGAATTGCATTATTAACTTAACTAGAATGCTTGCAATAGTGTAAGCAAATGTAAAGGAGATTGCGATGAGCGATTTAAACTATAGTTGCGAGAATGCAACAGATTACTTTGGCAAGTCAGACGTACAATGTAACAACGGAGACATTAGTGTTTCGTGGTTAATGTCTACTGCAACAAATATCAACACACAAAACCGAGCATATCAGCGTGAGAAAGTTTCCTCACGAAATTGGCAACAAGATTTAATGCTTACTATTTTAATTAACACATATGCTGGTATTCCAGAAATACACATTCGTGTTATCAAAATTGAAGATAACGAATATCGCTATGAATTGATTGATGGTCAACAAAGAATGAGAGCAATCATGGACTTTTTAAATGGTGATTATAAATTACCAGAAGGATTGGTAGTTGATGGTTGTGATTTGAGTGGGATGGATGCACAAGACTTGCAAAACACTTATCCAAAAGTGTATCAGCGTATTCTTAACTATCGTATCTCATGTAAATGGTATGAAGATTTAACAGACCAAGAAACTGCGTTTCTGTTTATCAAAGTTCTCAACAACGTAAAGACTATGAATGGTCAAGAACTACGAAATGCTGTTCTTGGTTTTTATTCGGACTATGTTCGTGATACTGCTCGTGGTGACGAACCACACAAACTATTTGACCGCTATATCAAAATAGTAAAAGGTGAAGAGAAAGAATACTTGACTCACTTCTCTTCAAAATTTGCTTTAAGTGGTAGAATGGAAGTTGATGAATGGTTATCATCACTTGTCTTTTTTATCATGAACGGTTGCAAAAACGGTATCACACAAGAAAAACACTTTGCGTGGGTAGAATCAATCCAATCACCAAATGGTGTATATGTTTCAAAATTCAAAGATGCAAAACGTATACATTCTGTTTTGAACTTTGCAATGGATTTGATGAAATCAACCCCAGACCAGTTCAAAGTAAAACTCAACCCAATGACTTCACTTATGATGGTTGTGTATGCTCTTGAATTAGAGAACCGTGGATACAAAGTAGTACCAGAGAAATTTTCTCCAGCATTCTTTGATACATATGTACGATGGAGTGATACTTCCACAAAATTGTATATAGACCACACCACTGTAAACGGTCACCAGATGAAAGAATTTTCTGACCTTTTCGGTGGGAAGAATGCAAATGCAATTAGTACTATTTTTAAAGTGCTTGACATGGATTGGAAAGGTAGAGAGTCAGAGGTTGGAATGATTGAACTTGACCCAAGAGAAACTTTCTCTCGCAAAGATATTCTGAAAAAATGGCAAGAACAAGGTGGAAAATGTTTCTACACTGGCAATCCTATTGATGAAAACAATCTTGCTGGTGACCACTTTATTCCACGGTCTAGGGGTATTGCTCTTGGTGGTATTACTGAGTATTCTAACTTGGTGGTGTGTACTAGAGGATTGAACCTAAGAAAAGGAAACATGGGTGGTGATGATTTCATTGAATACTTGAAAAACGAATCAAAGGAAGCATCATGAACCTATTTGATATAGGAAAAGAAACTAAGCATCAGAAGACAGTTCGTCTTCTGGTGTATCCCAATATTACATTTCAAAAGGATTTGGAAAAGGATAGTTATATCCAAGTAATAAAGAAACAGATAAAACTGTTAAATGAAATTCGTGATGACTTGTGGTTCTATCTGATACTTCCAACACCAGTGCCATCGTTACAGTTTGATAATGTAACACAGATGTATATTGACCTACCGACATATCCACCAACGATGCGTTCACATTTTGATGTATCTAAGTTGCAGAAGATGCTTAGTGGTAAACTTGATTTTGATTTGGTAATGACACATTTACCAGAACACGCACACGCATTAAAAAATACTTTGTACAATGTTACGCATCACGTTCCACCATTTTTTGGTTACTGTCACTGGTTCGATGTTGAACAAGTTGTTGCGTGGCCTAAAGATAGTTTCCTTCAGAATATTACAGGTCTTCTAGAATATGACAGATGTTATTTGAATACACAACACCAGAAAGATTTAGTAATTGAACAAGCAGGAGATACCTTTAACCATACCACAATTGAAAAGTTGAGAGATATTCTTGTACCCCAACATTTGGGGGTTGACAAAAATGATGTTATATCAGATATAAATCCTGGGCCAGAGAAGATTATCGTGTTTAATCATAGACCAGATACTTACAAACACTTTAAAGAATTTATTGCTTTGTGTGATAAGTTGTGGACAACACGACAAGATTTCAAAGTATGGATTCCACTTTTAGAAAAACCTAATCGTGATTATGTTGTCACAACAAAAGGTAATAAAGAATGGTACTATAAAGAACTACAAAAGTGTTGTGTTGGATTTTCTCCCAAACAAAAATATGGTGGATGGTCGGTTGCAACTACTGATGGAATGATGAATGGAGTGCCATATATAATGTATGATGCTGGTTATTATGAAGAATTATATGAACAGGGCGACTTCTTTTCAGATGACCAAGATGCTCTATTGTTATTAAACAAGTATCTGGATGACACAGAGTACAGAAACCAAGAAGCATTTAAATCACTAGATTGGGTTGGTACTAAACTTGTATATAAAGATGAAGTAGAGGTAATGAGTAAATATATGGATGACTTACTAGCAGACCAAAAGGTTATGGGTGATAGTGAAAAGTTTAATGAGATACTACACTTTATTCGTAAGAGGGGTTCTGTCACAAAGATTGAAATGATGGAATTTTTAAATTGGGGTAGAGGTATTAAGTGGTCACCGTATCGCCGTGCATTGATGCAACATCCGAATGTATATGATGTAAACGATGGCGAACCAAAGTATTGTTGGGCAGCGTGTTCATGAGAATAGTATTACCTTATAATACACACTTTGGTGGATATGACACTGAAAGAGTAGTTGGTGGAATTGAAAAGTTCTGTCACCAGATTAACGACA